CAACTAACTCTATTCCAAATTATGAAAATAAGGAAACTAATCCTTATGACAGAAAAATCACATATACTGGTCGTTTGGTTAGTCAGGAAGAAATTCCTTTAACAACTACTACAGATCATGGATTTTACACTGGTGATGCAATATTCTACAAGGCTGGTATTACTGATGTAGTAAGTACAACACCTGATGGACTAACATTTACTACTCCAGTTGAAAGTAGGTTTAATAATATAGAGGATGGAGTCTATTATGTTAGAAGAATTGATGAAAATAAGATAAAAATGTCTCGCAGTAAGGGAGATTTATATGGAGACATTTATGTTGAATTTACTGGAGATGTAACAGATAACCAATTCATTTATTTTGATTATAAGAGCAAAATATTTGATGCTCAGAAGGTTGTTAGACAACTTCTTCCACCAGATACTATTAGTGGTACTTGGGAGACTGATCCTGGACATACTGGTATATTAAACAATGGAGTTGAGATATTAAACTACAAATCTAATAATAGTACCATTTATTATGGAGATGTTAGGTCATTTGAGGTAAAACGTGGTGGATATAACTATGATGTTGTAAATCCTCCTCTTATTGTATTAAATGATACTGTAGGTACAGGTGCAACTGGTGTTGTTGCTACTGAAGGTGTATTAACAAGAGTTGATGTTATAGATACTGGTTATGATTATGTTGATGACCCTATTGTAACTTTTAGTGGTGGTAATCCAGAAGAACATGCAGAAGCAGAAGTTCAAACTGTTGCAGTAGTTCACGAATTGCCTTTTAATGCTGGATATGAGTCTGCAGGTAGTAGAGGAGTTGGTTTGAGTACAAATACAACTTCACAGAATACTATTGGATTTACTACTTTCCATAAATTTAGAGATGCTGAAGAAGTTATATACGATTCAAGAGGATTATCAAATGTTGGTGGATTATCTACAGATTCTCCATATTATGTAAGAGTTGTTGATAATTATAGAGTCAGATTCCATAATAATGCTGCTGATGCTATTGTAGGAATCAATACTATCAATTTAACTCAATATGGTTCTGATAGACAATTTATTAGAGCAGCCCAATTAAAGAGAATTGTTTCTAGTATAATAGTATCCAAACCAGGAAAAGGATATCAAAATAAAAAGAGAACTATACGTACTGCATCTACTGGTATCAGTACTGCTAAAGATTCTTTCAAAATAGAGAATCATGGTTATCTTGATAAGGAAATAATTAAATATACTGCTCCTGCTACAGGTGATTCAGTTTTAGGATTATCAGAGAATGATGAGTATTATGTTGCAAAGTTAAATGCTGATGAATTTACTCTTAGAAAGGTTGGAGTTGGTTCTACTGCTGTAGACTATTATTGGGAGAATTTCATCCCCGTAGATGTAATTAGAAGTGGTGGTGGTACATTTAACTATAAACCAATTACGGCAACCGTAGAGGGGTCTATAGGGGTCTCTACAAGGGCAGGAGGACAAGACTTCAGTGCTGTCTTACAACCTATTGTAAGAGGAGAAGTCAAGTCAGTTGATATGACTATGGCTGGAGTAGGATATGGTGCTTCTGAGATAGTTAATTTCAATAGACAACCAGAAATTACTTTTGAAAATGGAGAACTTGCTCAATGTAAGCCAATTATCAATAATGGTAAAATTGTAAGTATTCTTCTTCAAAATGCTGGTAGAAATTACCATGCTCCACCTGATATAGAGATTAAGAGTGCTACTGGAGATTATGCTCAATTAACTCCTAGAGTTGATGGTGGAAAAATATCAGAAATTAAAGTTATTAAAGGTGGTGCTGGATATGTTGATGGAGAAACAGAGATTACTCTAAAAGCTCCAGGTTTAACAGCACAAGTAGAAGCTAATATTAGGAATTGGCAAGTTAACCTATTTGAGAGAAATCTCAGTAACATTCAAAGTGATGATGGAGTTTTAGAAGAGAATATTAGTCATGAGTCACTTCAATACTCTCACATATATGCTCCTCGTCCTTTAAGAGAAGCAACTTATGCTATATCTGGTGAAGCAATAGATAATACCTTATATGGTACACCAGATCTAGTTAAAGACCCAGATTCTGGAGAAGAGATTGCTAGTGTAAATCACTCACCTATTCTTGGGTGGGCATATGATGGACATCCAATTTATGGTCCATATGCATTCTCTGCTACTGATGGATCTGGATCTATTATAGAAATGTTATCTGGTTATGAGTTAAAACTAGATGAAACTAATAGACCTCCAGTAGGAGTATATCCTGCAGGGTTCTTCATTCAAGATTATGTCTATACTGGTAATGGTAACTTAGATGAGCATAATGGTAGATTCGCTATAACTCCAGATTATCCTAAAGGGACATATGCATATCATGCATCTATAAATCTTCAAAATGATTCTACTGGTCCTTTTGAGGGATATAGAAAACCTGCCTTCCCTTACTTTATAGGAGATAGTTTTAAATCAAAACCAAATAAATTTAATTTCATAATTAATTCTAATCAAGAAGAATATCAAATTGAGAAGTATGAATGGTTGAGAAATACTAGAGATTATCATACCAATTCTATTAGAAGTGGTTATGACTATATTTTCAACTCAAATGATCAAAAGAAACAAACATTTGAAATAACTGAGGTTGCATTAGGTAAAGTTAATAATATTGGTATTACTACTGGTGGTACAAATTATAAGGTTGCTGATAAAGTAGTTTTTGATAATGTTGGTACTAATGGTAGAAATGCTGACGCTGAAGTTAAAAAGGTTGGTGGTAAAGTAATTCATACTGTTAGTCTTGCTACTACTAGTTTCTCTAATGTTGAATTAATTCCAAATAGGTCTAGTAATACCTTTACTGGAATAGTTACTACTCCTCATAATCTATTATCTAAAGATATAGTAAGAGTTGCTGGTTTATCAACCAATATTAATGGTCTTGCTGGTAGTTACTCTGTTGGAATAAGAACTGAAGCTGTACTCTTAGCTAAGAGTATGATTGCATCTGGTATTAGTGCTAATACTGTTGAATGGGTTAGTGTAGGTAGTTTAAATGGATTAGCAATCACTCCAAATGATACTTTAATAATTGATCAAGAAAGAGTTAAAGTATTGAACATAGATGCTGAAAGCGGACAAATTAGAGTTCGTAGAGCACAAGATGGAACAAGTGCTGGCGTTCATACTAATGGTGCAGTATTCTGGGAAGATCCAAGAAGATTTTCTTTTGCTACTAGGGTTGGTCTACAAACTGGAGAATCATTCAGGGTTAATAAAGAAGAATATTTCAATCCTTTAGATGTAGTAGGAACAGGTACAGCAAGAGGAGTAGGTATTGGTACAACAATTACTTTCAGTAATCCAGGTACAGGATTTACTCAAACATTCCTCCCATCACAATCTTTATATTTTGAAGAGCATAGTTTCGAATTGAATGATGAAGTTGTTTATAAAGCAAATGGTGGAACTCCTATTCAATCTTATAGTGGTGTAACTGGACATGCATATGCTAATCTAGATACTTGGACTAATTTATATGCTGTTCCACTTGATGCTAATACTATAGGTTTAGCAACTGGTAAAGTTGGATTGGGAAGTGATTCTGATGGATATTATGTTGGTGTTAATAGTTCACTTGTACCAAGTACTTTATACTTCACTAATACTGGTGTAGGTGATACTCATAGCCTTAGAACTAGATTAACAGATGTTATAACTTGCAATATTACTCAGAATGTAGTTACAGTCTCTACTGGAACAACACATCAATTACTAGAAGATGATACTGTTTGGGTAAGTGTAAAACCAATAGGTGTTACAGAAGTTATTGTTAAATATAATGATTTTAATAGAAGAATAGTATTTGACCCTCAAAATTTTGTTGCTGGTGATGTAGACTTATCTTTAAACACCATAACAGTAACAGAAGGAGTGTTTAATATAGGTGATAAGGTAATTCATACTGCTTCTACTCCTAGTGGAGGTCTTACTGATGAGAAGATGTATTATGTTATATTCTATGATAAGACTAATATTCGTTTAGTTGAGGATAGAGCACAATTACAATCTACTAATCCTAAGTATGTAATTCTTACTAGTGCTTCTGCTGGAACTTTATCTAAAATTAATCCACCATTATTAGGTAGAAAGAATCAACAATGGAAGTTTAATCTTTCAGATTCTTCTTTATCTTTCCAAGGTAATGGAACAACATACTCTGCATTTAGTATGGGTCTTTATAAGGATGCTTTATATAAAGATGAATTTATTACTACCAAAGAAGGAGATGTATTTGAGGTAGTTAAGACTGGAAAACCTGGTATAGATGCTAATGCAAATCTTCTTCTTTCTATAACAGATGATGTTCCAAAGAATCTTTACTATAAATTCAGTCAAGATAATATTGATAAGATAACTGCAGTTAAGAATGAAATAATAATTGATAACTTAGTACCAAAATATAATCAGTTTAATATATTACCAACTTATTATGATGGTAATTGGGATGTTAGTGGAATAGGAACCACTTCTTTCAGCTATAATATTCCAGAAACTCCAGATGTTACTTCATATAATAAAGATAATGCAAAATTATATTATGAGACTACTTCTAAAACAGCAGAAGGTGCTATATCAGAATTTAGACTTAAGAGTGGTGGGGCATTATATAAGACTGCTCCTAGAATAACTTCAGTTGCTGCTGGATCTACTGTTAGAGCAGGAGTTGGTAGTGGAGCTATTTTAACAGCAGAAACTACAAGTATTGGTGCTATAACCAAGACCAAACTTAATGATATTGGATTTGACTATCCTACAGACCCAACTCTTAAGGTTATTCCTAATCTTCCTGATATTGTAGAAGTAGAAAGATTAAACACTCTAGGACGTATTGGAATACTATCTCAAGGTAGAGATTATGTAGTATCTCCAGATCCTATTATTATTGATGGTTATACACAAGAAGTTCTTAGGGATGTAGATTTAACTTACCAGTTAGGTGATGAAGAAGTTACTATAGTTAAGAATACTGAGGGAATCTATGATGTTCCACCTAGAATTATTCCTACAGGTAATTCTAATGGTGTAGGTATTAGAGATCTTCTCTATAGTCCTACTGGTGCAGGTACTTCAACAAATGTACCTCATACTGTTAGATTGTATATTGATGATACCTTTAGTGAAGCAGAGGATTTCCAAGCAGGTGCTTGGTGGCCTGGTGAGAAATTCTTACTTGAAAATGTAAGTGTTGGTCTTGGAAGTACAGGTACTGGATATAATTCAAAAGAATATGGTTATAAGTTATGGGAAATAACAGCTGCTAGTGGGCAGGTAGGTGGTGCTAATGCATTCATAGAATTTACTATGGATGGATATATTAGTGCTGGTAGTACTCCAGGTAAAATGGTTCCATCACAATCTGCAGGTAGATTGGTTTTAGAGAATCATTTCCCAATTTATGATGTAGAACTTAAACAAAGTACTTTCTTTACTGGTGAAAAGGTTGAAGATGAAGTTGGTGCTGTTGGACTTATTCAAAGATGGGTTCCTGAAAGTAATAAATTAACTATTTCAACTCAACAGGAATTTGACGTAGGTTCTAAGATAAAGGGATTAAGTTCTAGAGTTGAAGCATATGTTAAAAAGAATGTTAATTTTGCAGCAGAAGTTGCTACAGGTGCTGGATCTACTGTTTTTCATGGTTTCCAATCAGATTCTGGATTCTTAAACAATAGTTTCCAAAGACTTCCTGATAATGGATATTATCAAAGATTTGCTTATGCATTAAGATCTCAGGTTCCTATTGATACTTGGGGTGATGATGTAAAGGCATTAAGTCATGTATCTGGTTTCTCTAGATGGAGTGATTTAGAGATTGAAAGTAAAGATCCAGATGCAGTAATTACTAGAACAGAACCAGCAGACTTTGAATTAATTGCTGAGTTGGAAAGCACTACTTCAGTCATGAGATATCCAGATTTTGATGATGTTAGTGAAATAACAGTGGATATAAATGGAGAAATTATTTCTAAGGATGTACTATTTGCTAATAGAGCAATTACTGATTATTATCAATCTATTGGTAATAGAGCACTGAAGATTGTTGATTTTAGTGATACATTTAATAATCAGGAAAGAGCCACTAAATTCTCTACTGTTGGTGAATTTAGTGATCATGATGTCTTTAATAAAGTATTCACTTTAGTAAAAGATCAAACTTATTCTGATGAAAGGCAATTCTCTATTGTTTCTCTTATTCAACATTCTGACCAGGCATATATTAATGAATATGCAACATTAGAAACTTATCCTGAGTTAGGAACCTTTGATTATGTTCCTACTAAAGAAGGATGGGATCTAACTTATGTTCCTATTAAGAATGAGTGGAATTTGTATGATGTTTCTAATGTTTCAGTTAGTGTTAAAGATAATATTGTTGGAGTAGCAAGTACTGCTTTAGGTGATAGTGTTTCAGTAGGAACTACTCATGTAGATGTAGGTGCTGGAACAACTACTACTCTAGTTGCTATGGCAACAACATATAGATCTGCCAAAATGATGGTTCAGATTGAAAATACTCATCAAGAGTTCTTTGGTACTGAACTTAATATTGTTCATGATGGTTCTAAAGCTGCAGTTGTTCAATATGGAGACTTACGTAATAGTCTATCAGAAGGTTCTATAGGATTTGGAACATTTAATGCTTATATTAGTGGTTCAAATGTTCTAGTTGACTTTATACCAAATGTTGGTGTTGCTCTTACTGTAGATGCTTCAGTTATATTCTTAGGTTCTGCTGCTACTTCTAGTGGTATAGGTTCAGTGACTATGGATGTAGGTAGGTTAATATCTTACTCACGTGATACTGCTGCTAGTACATCTAGTATCATAGCATCTTATCAATCTGATGATACCTTAAATGATTGGAAAGCAACTTGTGGTTATTATGTTGTAAGTATTGAAGGTACAGGTAGTGGTGATGGAATGTATGAAACATTTGAAGTTGCTGTATTAAACTCCTCTTCAAATGAAGCATTAGTAACATGGGGTAATGTTGGAGTTAATACTGTTGGTCTTGGTACAGTAGGAATAACTTCAGTAGGATCTGCAAGGAATTTAACTTTTGAAGGTCATTTTGCAGGTAAAGCTAGAGTATTTGGAATTGAAATGCAAATTTATGATGATGTTCCTAAGTCTCCTAGTATGCCTTTAGAGAATGTTGAAGTTTATAATGATATTGGTAGATATGTTGGAACTAAGTTAGACCTTAAGACAGCATTCCCATTAAGACATACAGTTGGTGGAACTGAGTTTGATATCTTTAGAAGACAGTTTAATGGTAATGATGATGCTGGATCAGGTGGTGCTGGAATCAATATTACAAATAATACTGTAGAAATTGTAGATCATTTCTTTGTAACAGGTGAAAGAGTAAAGTATAGTTATACAGGTGCAACTTCATTGAATGCAGTAGGTATTGAGGCAGCAACAGTAGGTGGTGCAACTACAGATAAGTTACCAACAGATTTATACATTGTTAAAAATTCTAGTTCTACACTAAGATTTGCTGAAACTGCTGAAAAGGCTTTAAAGAAAGATCCTGAAGTATTTGTATTAGATTCAGTTGGTATTGGAACATCTCACCATATTACTGCTACTAATCAAGCTTCCAAATCACTATTAACTCTTGATAATATGATTCAGTCTCCTCTTACAGGAACTGCAGTCAGTACAACATTGGGTTCTGATATTGTATTTGATCAACAACTACCTTGTACAGGAATAACGTCGTTTGCTGCTGGTGATCTGATTCAGATAGAAGATGAAATATGTAAAGTTTTAGCCATTGGTATAGGAAGTGCTAAAAATATTAAAGTTCTTAGAGCACAAGTAGGAACTACGTTAGATTCTCATGATGGAGCAAGTGTTGTTACTAAATTAGCTGGTAATTATAATATTACACAGAATACATTACACTTTGCTGAAGCACCTGCTGGTAATACTCCATTGAGTACTACTACAGACCCTGATCTGAATGATTGGACTGGTATTACTACACACTCAACATTCCACGGTAGAATTTTCACTAGAACTGCTCCTGTAGCATCTCAAAATGAAACATATACAACAAATGTTATATTTAATGATATTTCAGATCAATTTACTGGAATTCAGAGTCATTTCAATTTAACATCTGGTATTGGTAGTAGTGAGACTAATGCATTAGGATTCTCCACTTATAATGGAGTTGTCTTGGTTAATGATATGTTCCAAGAACCAGGAGATAGTGAGCAAGGTAATTATAACTTTAAAGAGACTTCTGGAATTACAAGTATTACATTTACAGGAGAACCTTTAGATCTTGCAAGTGATCGTAATCCAACAGATACAATATATGGAGAAAATGCAAATAGAACTTGGTATCCTAATGGTGGTAAGATTGTTTCTGTTGGTTCTACTGGAGGATTTGCATATCAACCTCTAATTAGTGCTGGTGGTACTGCTATAGTTTCTTCTGCAGGTACTATTACTTCTATTAGTATTGGTAATACTGGTTCTGGATATAGAGCTGGTATTCAAACAACAGTTAATGTTGGAGTTCAGACTTATAGTTCTGGAATTGCTACTTATGTTGCAATTGGTACTGCTGCTATTAGTGGTGGTCATATTGTAAGTATTGCTGTTACTAATCCAGGAGTCGGATACACATATTATGCAGATGTATCCACAACCTTTATGAATGCAGTAGCTGCTGCATCAACTACAATTATATCTGTTGCTGATACTACTGGAATTGTTCCTGGTAACTTAATTTCTATTGCTCATACAACTACTGCATCACCATCTACTATAGTTGGAGTGATGACTAATGTAAGTGTTACAGCAATTAATTCTGGGACAATTAGTATAGGTGCTTCAGATGTTATTGCAGCAGCAGTTGGTATTGGAACTACAACTGCAGCTCCTGTAGTTACTATTAAGAGAAATGATCCACCTGATGTTATAATTGATGCTCCATTAAGTTATACTAATATTCCTTTATCTTATGCTGCATCTTCTACTACAGGAGTAGGACAAAGTGCATCTGTTGATATAGTTGTAGGTCAAGGATCTAGTATAGTACAGTTTAAGATTAAGAGAGAAGGATTTGGATATGGTAATGGAGAGATTCTAACTGTTCCTGTAGGTGGTGCAACTGGTATTCCTACTAATACTACTCAAACATTCAAAGAATTCCAGTTAACAATTGAAGATATTCATACTGATGAGTTTAGTGGATGGCATTTTGGTCAATTAGAAACATTAGATAATTTCAGTGGTGAGTTAGATGGAAGTAGAAAGGTCTTCCAGATGAAAGTTAATACAGAAGCAATTTCACTCAAAGCTGCTCCTGGTTGGGATGTTGATCCAATTCAGTCATTATTAGTATTTGTTAATGGACTTCTTCAAGAACCAAATTATGCATATAACTTAGGTAGTGGTGGAAGTTCAATTGTCTTCACAACTGCACCTAATGCAGATGATTATGTTCATGTTTTATTCTACAAAGGAACTCCTGGTATAGATGTTGCTTTATTGAAAGTTGCTAAGTATATCAAGAAGGGTGATAAGATTGATATTGAAAACAATCCAGAAAAGATGTTTAATGGATATCCACAGGGTATTGGTCTTAATCAAGAACCAAGAGTCATTATTGGAATTACATCTTTAAGTTCTGATACAGTATCTACTAACCCTTATAATGGATTAGGTATAAGCACAGATATATCTTTACTTAGACCTGCTACTTGGCAGAAACAAACTGAAGATTTAATTATTAACAATAGAGCAGTTGGAAAAGATAGACCTGAATTAGAAGCAGATGTATATCCAGCATCTTATTTAATTCAACCAATTGGTAGTGCTACTACTCAAGTATATGTTGATAGTGTAAGACCTTTCTTCAATCAATATAATGAGCAAACTTCTGGAAGAGATACTTTACAAGATTTTGTTGATATTACATCTCAAGATACTAAAACAGTTGCTATTGGTACAGCATTAGTTTCTACTACTGGAACTATAACTGGTATTACTCTTTCTGATGTTGGTGCTGGTTATACTGGAGTTCCAACAATTTCAATTGCTAAACCACCAGAAGGTAGTTCTTATACTACAGCAACAGCAACTTGTACATTAGATAGTGATAAACTTGATACAATAACTATAACAAATGCTGGTACTGGTTATACTACTACCAATCCACCAGTAGTTTCAATAGGAGCTCCTGAAGCAGTTAGATCATTTAAAACTGATGTGGATTCTTATGCTGGTGATTTTGGATCTATAGTTGGATTTGGAACTACCACTGTAAGTGGAAAGAATCAAGTAATCTTTGATTTCTATATTCCAGCAGATTCTCCTTTAAGGGAGGTATCTGGTGCATATGGATTAGTTTCTACAGCAACTACTGTTAGTGCAATTGCTGCAGGTGACTTCTTTGTTTCTTATAACACTAATCATCTAATTAGTGGTCCACAAGCTGTTAATACTCCTACTAGAGTTGAACTTACTGCTGCTGGATCTGGATATAAGACTGCAGGTGGTGAATCTACAGGAACTAGAACTGTTGCTACTACAGGTGGTGGCGGTGGTCAGGGACTGACTTTAGATGTTACTATTGAGAGTGGTCAAATTACAGCAATTGCTATTAATAATCAAGGTGCTGGATATGTTCTCAATTCTGTAGGTGGACTTAATGTTTCTCCTGGTTCTGGATGTACTTTCAATATTACTGGAGTTTATGGAACTCTAGAAACTAGAAAGACTGATGGTAATACTAAGGTTGGTGCAACAACTTCTTATATGGATTGTGTCTATCAAGTAGCAAGTGCAGAAACAGTTACTGTTACAAATGCCTCTATAGGTGCAACTGGAATTAATGGACCATTTACTGGTCTTACAACTGATGTAAGAAGAGTGTTCTGCAATATTGCAGGTATTGCTACTGATAACTTTGATTCTACATTACTTACATTTGACTCTAATAAAACTGGAGTTGGAACAGTTACTTGGGATACACAGAATACTGCATCATATACTGGAACAATTCTCAGTATGCCGAATCAGGGACAATATAGTTGGGGTAAACTAACTATTGTTAAATCTGATTCCAAGACTTATAACTATTATGGTGATAATGGGGTTATAGGTCTTCAAACTTCTGGTATGGTTACACGATATAATCCTCTAGAATCTAGTGATTATGTTATTTCATAATAAATACAGTTACGCAAACCACTAAGCGCAAATAATGGCTAAATTAGGAATTAGTACAGGAACGAGTCCCAATGATGGAACCGGTGATAGCCTATTAGGTGGAGCCGTTAAAGTCAACTCAAACTTTGATGAAGTTTATGGGAAATTAGGGGATGGTACAAATCTTTTCGTAGGAATTGTTAGTTCAATTGCTGTTGATGGTGCTCTGAGTATATCAACTTCATATGGAGCTCCTACTATAACAGGAACTGCAAATACTGCAGTAGTTAATGCAAGACAAATTTATAGTGCTGGAATTGTTACTTTCGCAGGTGACGCTAAAATTACTGGTGTTAATACATTCTCAAGTGCTGGATATGATATAGCAGGTATAGTAACTGCTCAAGATGGAGTTCTATATGATACTTTAAAAATTGCTGGTATTACTACAATTAATTCTTTTGGAGTTAATGTTGGTGGTGCTGTTACAGCAACTACTCTTGGAATAAGAGATACTGGAGATGGTTCATATGTTGGTTTAAATACGGTTACTTTAGATAATACTGGTATTGCTGCAACTGCAATTAATATTACTGATACAGCAACATTAACTAGTGCTAGAATAACTACTGCAACTATTAATAGTGGAATAGTTACAGCAGCTACTGTTGGTGCAGCAGTTACTATAAACTCTGGTGGTATTGATATTGCTTCTGGTATAGTTACTGCTACTACATTTAAAGGAGCACTAACTGGTAATGTAACTGGTAATTTAACTGGTACTGCTTCTGTTGCTACTCTTGCTACTAATGCACAAGGATTAACAGGAACACCTCTAATTACTGTTGAAAATATTATATGTAGTGGTAGTGGTTTAAATGCTAATTTATCTACTGGTATTGCTACTGCAACTTCATATAAAGTTGGAAGTAATGAAGTTATTAGTAGTGCAAGAAAATTAAGTAATATTGCTTCTTTAGATGCTACAACTACAGCAACAATTGAGTCTGCAATAGAAGCTTCACCAAATGATTTCACAGATTTAAATGTAGCAGGTCTTGCTACTGTAGCTCAGTTATATGTTAATGGAAGAACTAATGGTCTGAATATAAGTGGTGTTACTACTGGTTTAAGTGTATCTGGTGTTACCACTGTTGGTATTGTTACAGGTGCTACTTCAATACAGGTAACTGATGTATATTCAAACTTCATATTTGGTGATGTATCTAATGCAACTGGTAGTCCATCCTTTACTGTACTTACTGCTACTAAAGGATTAATTGGTGCTGGTGTTACTATTGATCAAAAGAATATTGATGCTGGTCAAACTGGTATTATAACTGCTCTTACATTTGATGGTAATTTAACA